CATAGACGGATAGTTAGGTGTTTCTCTTCTATACGTATTATTAGGCTTGTACTCAGTAAAGTCACGCTCTTTTGATTTCGCTCTAGTCTGAGCTACCATCTTTTCATATTGTCGCCTTTTCTTTGCCTCTGCATGTGCTTTCTGGGTTGCCAGTTTCTTACGCTTGCTAGTACTCATTATCACCTCAAGCAAATTTAAACCAAGATGGAACTTCACGCTTCGACCAGACCATTTTGAATCGTTCTTGCTTAGTCTGATAGAATGCACGATAAGATTTCACTACATCGTCAAACATGCACTCTGGATTGCTTTTCATCGCAAGCGGCTGTTTAGTCAACTGACCGTCAGGAATGTTCTCAGGCGCAACAGAGAGGATGCTACGCAGTTTTTCATCTGACATATGTACTTTGCCATAGCGATATTTGTATTCATCACAGAGCGCTACAAAGTGCTTGTAGTGCCAGTCGTAATTCGCTTTAGATTGCATAGTCCAGACAGTACACGGGTGACTCTGGTGCGCTACACGATATAGAATGCTTTCAAGACCTGAGTCGGGATGAACCCAGTACTTGATCATATTCTTACCTGATTTAGATTCACGCATTTCTACAGTGCCATCAAGAATGCGGTGTGCGGTAGATAGCATTTGAGCGCTTTCTACAACCATCTTCACTACATGCTTGTCACACTGCAACTGAGCCGCTTTGACTGGATCATTATCTAAAACGAATAGATTCATTGTCACCTCACGTTAGATCAATATTCAAGTGCCGCTTCAATATCACCTTGCTCTACAAGTCGAGCTTTCACAGCATACCACTCTGCTAGTTCGATGATATCATCTTGCGACATAACATCGGTAGTATAACCAGTGCTAACTGCTTTGTAAAGCGTTTCAGCGATTTCACGATAGTTTGGCATTTTCACTCCTTAGGCTGGTAGAACATTAATGTTAATGTAGTGGCTAGTGTCGAAGTAGTCAGTCTGAATGTCACTGTTATCGTAGTAGTCAGCACCGTACATGGCAGCAGTCAACTCTTTGAGCATCGCAACAGCTTCTGGATTGTCAGCAAAATGCTTTTCAAACCAGTAGACGTTCACATCAAGACCGTACTTCTTACGGTAGTCATCAGCATTAGCAAACTCATTAGCGAACATACCTGCAACGTCTTTCAGTTTCAGAACTAGAGTACTGTAGTTACGAACACTCAGGCTACCTTTCTGACCGTACTTCTTGAGGATCGCTTTGATAACTGGTGCACGTTCTGCTTTACGCTCTTTGTTCATATATGCCATATCGGGCCTCTCTCTATGTCTCATTAACTTACAGAGCTATAATATCATAACTACGATACGTGTCAATGGCCTAAACCAAAAAAATTAATGAAACATTTGGTTTTCCTCTGATTCGTAATCATCATCAAGTATCGCTAACTCTGTCAGCATCATATCGGTGTATTCTGGATAGCTTTCCCTCAGCATTACAAAGGATTCTGTCATATCCTTTTTACCTAGACCTTCTAGCAGACTTGCAGTGAAGTCTAGAAATTCATCATATGTCTTTTTCATTTATTCACCTATGTAACATACTACATCTTCGGTTTTAAGGTCGCCTGGTAGGCACTCAAATGGTTCAGCTTCTTCTGTTGCGACTTCAGACGGTGTTACACTATCTTCAAAAAACATTTTTTCTATAAAAGCGACAATAAGCAAAAGCATAAAGAAGCCAATAAACATATCTTTGAAAGACGCAGATTTACGTGCTGGTTCGCTAGACTGATTGGATTCTTGCTTGACTACGCCAGCACACACGCCACATTTCCATACCTCACGTGTACGATGGTATACCCGTTTATTTGGTGCAAATAATGCTTTGCCTACTTGACGACCAGATCGCTGATCACCTAGTAAAGCACCGAACAAAGAGCGTTTGGCAAAACCAGTTGTAGATGTGCCAGTTCTCTTTGTCACCTCAACACGATACATATTTGGTTGAATGTCTTTATACCCACAATCGTGACAAGTACGTTTTGTGTAGCTCATAACGAATACCTCAATTACTTGGCGTAAAGCTTGCCAATGATTTCCCAATCGTATGTTATTTCTTTAGTCTTACGATCACGTTCATATGCCATTTCGATGCCAGTGAACTCTTCAAGATATGCAACAGCTTCTTTCTTTGTTGCGAATTCTTTAGCACCATTCATGTTGTTCAGGTTAGGTTTTGCGATAAACATTAGCGTTCTTCTCCACTCAGCACATTAGCAATTTCAACGATTTCACTTGTAGCTAGACGTTTAGCAACTTCGAGGTCAACCTTGTCGTTTGTCTCAATCGCACGTAGCATGTTCTCAATAACGTACTTTGCGGCAGACAGACGACTTGTTGCATTCACATAATCGAAATAGTAGTCATTATTCATTACGCAACCTCCTTACGAGGATCAACACGTTGCAGTTGATCCAATATGTGCTCACGGTAGTCTTCATCATCTGGGAGATCATCCAACCACGCACTCTCAGTTTTCCAATCGATAGGAAACTCTTTGTAACCGATCTTGTTAACCATGCACTGGGCGGCAACAAACGCAACCGCATCTTGAATGCGATCCAAACCAGAGACCAGGTAGTCAGTGCCACCTTTCATCTTCCAGTACGCATTACCGCTTGCGAACTTACCGTCCTCGCAGTGGTAACCATAGTTCTCAAGAAATTGTGTAGTCACTACAAAGTTCATGCTGCCACCTCATCAGTTTCAACTTCAAATCCAAACGCCGCAACACGAAAACAAGTATTGCCGACAATCATTCTATCACCCATTGAAGTAGAGCGCAAGCCCATCACTTCACCAGTGCGTTTGCTAACTGGCAGATCAGCCATCACAGTCACGTTTTCGCAGAAGTCTAGATTCTCAACACGTTCGCCACGAAACTCAAACTCTGCTTCACGACTCCAAGAGCCTCGAATGTTGTTAGTCTTCTCGAAAGCGTATTCTAGTGCTTCTTCAACAGACAGATTATCTGGAGCATCAACAAAAGCGACAAGACGACTAGACTCTTCAAACGCACGGTGGATAACTGAAACTCGCATAATTTATTCTCTCTCAATCAACGTTACAGTACAATCTTAACAGAACTAGAAAAGAAGTCAAGGACTTTTTAGATAATTCCTGCTTCTTTCATTTCTTCTTCGATCATTGCGTGGCGAACAGCGTTCATCCACAAGCTCCAGATTGCTTTACGATCTTTGCGATTAAGAGCAATACGAGCACCTTTGCGATTAGCACGTAAGTAGTCTAGCTCACCGCAAGCGTTAACAATGCGCTCAACTTCGTTGTTGATCTCAATCTCGTTGGCACCGAGAATGCCGTCACGAAGAAGGAATGCTTTGAAGATTTTAACTGCGTTCATAATTTTCTCTCTCAATCAACGTTACATGCATATAGTATCATAGCCAGAGAAAGAGTCAAGGCCTTTTTTAAAAAAACCAGCGATAAATCCCAATTATATCGATGCCGATAAAGAACCCGTTTTGTGTCACCATTGCCCAGTCTCGTTCACGTGCGAAACATGCTAGCAGTATGATGTGTCCTGTAAAGAACATTAAGAATCCGAATCTAGATGATTCGATGTTGAGCGCTAGCATGAGGCCAGCGCAGATGAATAGTATAGTAGCGATCCACTTTAACATAAAATTACCACTCCGGCGCAGAGTAGTCTTTCTCCTTTTTATACATTGCCATACCGTCTAGACCATAAGCTGGACAAACAAAGATAGCTTCTGGTAGACCCATATCGTCTTTCTTACCACCCTCACCACAGATAAAGTATAGACCACTTTTCTCTGGTACAGAGTGAACCCAAATTTTCTTCAACTTTTCAAACAGTTCGTACTCTTCTTGTGTGATAAGAGCGAACCCTTCCATGTCTGCATCTTTGTTACTCATTAGTCCCATAATCCTTCATAATACTTACCAAACAATCTGAAGCCATTACTGATACGCTTCTGATACTCAATGAAGCCTTCATTGTCAAACTTACTGGTATCGTTCTCACCACGTATCATCTGCCAGTTACCATCTTCTAGCTTCTGTAGATACGTATCTGACTTACCAGTGTAAAACTGACTTTCCCAGTCTTGTAGATCGCCACACTTAGTCTCGAAAGCAAAGATCATTTCATCTAGCACCCAAGCCCAGCGCTTATGCCAGTTTTCATCAGTGTCCCACTCGTTCTCTTTTGGTGGCGCACTAGTGCTACGTAGCTCTTCTGGAACATCTTCATCATCAACAGAAGGTGAACCATGCTTTGTCTCTTTCAATTGCTTAAGCATAGGTAGAGCGATAAGACCTAACGTGTACTCCATGTTCCACGTGTCCCAACGATCAATGTGTACTTCTACTTTACGCTTACGTTTCTTATCAATCCAGATTAAAAGCTTGTACAACCAAGTTACTGGTCGTTCTGAGCCACCAAACTTTATGATATCACCAACTTCAGCTTCTTCTTTTTCTATGCTGCCGTGAGCTAGCCAATCACCGAACTTATCAACGATATCTGCATCACGAGGAAAGCCGTGTTCATCTTTTTCTTTTGGAACCCAGAATAGTATTTTTTGTGCTAGTTGATAGGGGCCGAACCAGTCTTTGTACGGCCCAATTTTAACTTTCATATCTCACCTCAAAAGTTATAGTCGTAAAATTTGCGAGGTTCATCAGCAAGCACGTAGCGACTACCGCCCTTGTCTTTCCAGTCGCCTTTTTTGTTCAAGCGAATGCGGATCACAGGAGCATCTTCGTTAGAAGTAATGAACCACTTCTGTTCATTTTGATTTGAACAGTGAGCAAAGAACCCACCAACTTGAAAATCTAACTCAACAGACTTATCACGCTCGGCGTTCATAGCACGAACTTCGATAGTCTTGTCAGAGATCACACGGACAACTTCATAAGGATTCACATCACTGTAGCCGATCTTGTTTGCATAGTTCATAATCAATCTCTCTCATCAGTTAACATAGAGATATTACACGTATATCAAACAAGTGTCAATGGTTATTTTCCTCGTCTTCAATCTCTTTAGTGAGTAGCCAACCAACCATAGCAAACACAGCAATCACAAAAAGCACAACCTCTTCATATAATGTCACAACTATATACCTCTTTCATTTAGGAATTCAACTCTTACTTTTTTCAATTCAGGCAGCCACTTGAATGTGTCACCTGTAAATACTTGGGGTTCATCATCGTCAACTGCAATGATGATAGCAAACTTCTTAATTGCTACTCCTGTAAGTTCGTAGAAAGCGGCAGCATAGAATGATGCCTGTATGAAGTAGTTTGTAATCCACTCCTCTTTCTTCGGCTTCCTTGACGTTTTGTAATCGATGATAGTTAGTTCACCATCGTATTCAGCTATGCAGTCAACACGACCTGCAATCTGAAACTTGTCACTATATAGTGGAACTTCTTGTGCCCATATGTTATCAACGTGCTTGTCGAGAATGGGCTTGATGGTATTGAACGTAAACAGATTAGCGGGCATTGCACCCTTTGACCAATCTGACTTGTTGTTTACGTAATCTTCTGCAAGTTGGTGCACCGCAGTACCACGATTTGCGGCTTTCACGCTAATTTTCTTAGCTTCTTCTTCACCAACTCTCGCTTTCCATTTAGCAAGCGATTCTTTACCACGAATGCTCAATACAGTCGTGATAGATGGGTATTTGTTACCTTCTGGTGTAATGTATGTACGACCAGTCGGTAGAGTCTCGCACTCAAGTTCGTTGAGTGTCACTGGTAAATCAACGTGGGTAAACATAATATAACCTATAATGTAATTTAGCGTTTACATATTATATCAGGCGAATGCCGTAATAGTCAATAGTGGCTTAGTGAAGTACTCAGCATAGGTTCCACTTGCACCAGTACCATTCCACCAAGTATTAGAGTGTAGATTAACCTCATATGATCCGCTATACTCTCTACCCATCACACGTAAAGTTTTATCGGAAGTCCATGAATTAAACTGACCAGCTTGCGGCACGTCTTGCCAATGCGCTAGATCGAAAACATGATGAATAACAGCAGTTGTGTTACCATGATTCCAGTCACTTGATGCATAGTTAGTTGCATATGTTCTAGCAGATGGTTGAACTTCTATGTTGTCGATTTCTAGATAGTAGTGTGAGATACCAGAGTTTTCAGTAACATCAATCTTAAATTCAAAGCTATAAAGAAGTCGTTTAGCCATAGGTGGCGGGGTGTAAACAAGCTTACTACCATTGACTTCTTGGTATGTCGATGATAGCAATTGATTGGTTACAACAGCAGGTTCCATCAAAGTTGTTGTGCCACCGTTGATCCAATCAACACGATCCAAAGCTTGACCATCGCCGTTCATCGAAAAGCTTTCAATAATCTCACCCGGACGAAATCCACCAACACGTACACCCCCATTATGATATGAACCATCACCACCCAAATGAGTAAAGTTATCATCTAACTCAGTGTAAGTAAGAGCGCTACCTTTATCACCACGCTTAGTTAATGCCACGTTTATTCTCCAGTTTCATCGCCTTCTAGGCTGAAATATTTACCAACATAAGATACGAATGTATTAGCATCATCGTATCCAGGATTGTCTTCTACATAACCATCAAACACATATGAAAATAATTGCTTCTCTTCATCAGTCAATGGTTCATCGAATACGTAACACTCTTCAATAAGAGCATCACGTATTTCAGTATTTGCCTCTTGTGCTATCTGACCTAGCAGTGTAGCGTAATCAGGTTTAGCCATCTGCGTACACTCGACCAGATGCAGATGCAGCGGAGTTTGGCACCCAAGAACCGTGTCCACCCGTTGCGTCTCCTAATCTATGTACTGCTCGCCCATCTGCAAAGACTCGACCAGATACACCAGCAACTGGATCACCACAGCCAGTAGAGGCACCCGATGTAATCATTAGTCTACCTTCTGCATACACTTTTGATTGTGCAGGATTGTAGCTTGACTGATGGTACGGATTCGGTGTTGGTGAAGCGTGACCTGCGTGTACGTCACCTTGTCTAACTATTCCCGGCATCTTCTACCTCTGTTAAAATTACTTTCTCTTCTTCTAGTAACCACTCTAACAGTGTACCTTCATCCCAACCCATTTGATTGAGCATATCAACGGGAAGCTCTATAGCGAGCTCCCCGTCTTCTGTTTCAATAACTTCACCTATGTAATGATTGGGTGCTATACGTCTCATAGTCCCAACTTATCCCTCGCAATAATATAAGACTTAACAAGCTTGCTTCGTACAATGTCTTCTGCATGGAATTCAATGAAATCGAACTCTCGCATGTTGCGAATTACTTTCATAAATGATGCTAGACCAGACTCTTCTTTGTAGCGTTTGCTTGTCAAATCGTCCTGCTTAACGTCACCACAGAAAATAATTCTACAGTTCTCACCAACACGGGTCATTACTGTATGTAGCTCACCGTCTGACATATTCTGTACTTCGTCTACAACAATTACACAATCATCAAATGTGCAACCACGTAAGAAAGATGTAGATTGAAACTCAACCATACCTTTCTGTTTTAGAATCTCATACGCATCACCACGATTGAATAGCTTAGTCGCAATATCATAGTATGCTGATTCATACACAGCCTCTTTCTGTTTTAGTGTACCAGGCAAGAAACCTTGATCACGTGTAGGTACAGTCGAGCGAATGATAAACACCTTGTTTTGTTCACTGCTCTTGTTTGTGATCTGTTTTAATGCAAAATAAAGTGCTAGAAACGTCTTACCAGTACCAGCGATACCATGAAGCATCAAATTGTTACCGTAGTCCCATGATTCAAATGCATGACTCTGATTGTTTGTCATCGGTGCAATGCTTTTGTTCATCACGAACCCAGATGTTAGATTACTATCTCCGTCTAGAATACCTTGTTGTCTTAGAACTCTTTTCTGCTTTTTTGTTAGTCTTTGTTGTTGTTGTGCAGGCATAGAAATTACTATCCTTATCAGCGAGTTTGAATTGTAGAGTCAGTTTTTCCCTTTGAGTTTCCTTTCTTAATGTGCTTCAAAAGGGAGTTAAATTCTTGGTCAGTTCGCTTTACGCCTAATCGCATTGGATCACCTATACTTGGTGCGCCTTTGATTACAGTTTCAAGCTCTGGGTGGGCATCACGAAACTCAACGAACTCTGAAATCTTCATAAATTTATCAAAAGTTTCGCCAGTCTCTTTGTTTCTGAATGTATAGTTTGGCATAATATCTCCAGTCAAAGATCAAATCGATCTACTGTTATTTAGTCAAGCAACTAGCTCGTAAATATCTCGCCAAGTCTTTACTTTAGTAATCTCTTCGTGTTCATAGTCTTTAGTGAAACCGTGTTCAACCAGCACACTACGCAAGCCCATTTCAGCACCGACTTCGGCATTCTCAGGCTTATCTTCTACCCAAAGACAACCAGTGTCACGATATTCTTCAAGCGCTTCATCTTTATCAGCACCAGTATCTAGACACACAATCTTCTCAAAGGCAGTTTCGCCAAATAAATCTTTGATATTTTTCTCACGTAGTTTAGCAGCGAAGGGATCAAGGCTAAGACTAGTAATACAGTGAAATACGAAACCGTGTTCTTCATGCAGTTTCTTGATGTACTTGATTGCATCACGTAGAGGGGGAATGTAGCCGACATTGGCGCTTTCGTTAAACATCTTAACAAGCTTTTTCATTTCTGGTTTTTCGATGCCGTAGCATACGTCAAGCTTGTAGCTGTCAGCGTGAAGTTTGTTGTAACCGTGACGGTGCATCCAGCGATCAAAGCTGTACACCCAGTCAACTAGAACACCGTCACAGTCAACAAGAATTACTTTTTTGTCAATAGTCATATTATGTAGTCTTTTCTCACTTAGTTAATCATTACTTGATTACTATATCATAGTGTAAGGAATTGTCAAGGACTATCTGTAAAAAGAATTCTTTTGTTTTTCTTTTTGCCGTCTTGCTTTCTGAATAGCAGACTTCTTATCATCGTAACGTTTTTCGTCTTTCTTCTTTCGGAACTTCTCTTTAGACTCAGCCTGAAAATCTTCGTCTTCATACCATTCACGAAAGTTCTTGCGTTTAGACATTAGCTTTGCTCTTCCTTAACCTTACGGGGACGACCACGTTTACGCTTAGGCTTTTCTTCTTTAGCCTCAGCAACTTCTTTTACATTCTCTGGGATCAAACCAGGGAATGCTTCATTTATAACAGATACAGGTAAACCTTTCAATGGCTTCTGTGCAATCACTTTACACATTAGCTCAGCATCTTCTTTGTCGATTGCTTCAAGCATCTGAATGAATAGCGCCTCACGACGGTATGGATTCAATCCATCACCCTTAAACCCTTTGACAAAGTAAGGTAGCTTACGTACTTCACGATACAGCAGACCATGAGACTCTGGGATCTCAGATGGTGTGTACGGTGGCGCAGTCTTAGGTAACAATAGCTCAAGATTAGTATCGTACATGATCTTCAAAATATCACGTAGAGGTCTAGAGTTATGCTTTTTAAGATGCTCGACCTTATCCTGTTTACTCTTTAGTTTACACGTTTCATTCACAATCTCAGCGAGAGATAATGTACTCATTTATAACTCCAATTGTTTATCTGTATCAGAAATCACTGATAACTTCCATAAGGTGTTTAAGTTTGTTCTTGATAAAGTAGTTGAACAACTGAGAACGGTCATTCTTATTCTCAGCATGAAACTCTTCAAGAATCTGTTCTTTAATGCGATCTGGTACTTCCGACAAATCGATCAGTGATTTGTTACGCAAGTAGTTACGCTTTACTTCATTGTCCATATTATTTATATCTTGCCACTCTGCTATGCGCTTTTTAGTGACTGGACGTTGACGTATACCAACAACTAGCGAGTTATCAGCAGAAAGAATATTTGGCACACCATCGCCAGAATCGCCTTTCATAATATGTTCACTCAAGTACTGCTCAGGATCAGAGTGCTTGATCCAGCGCTTACGTGTAGGATCGTACTGTTGAACGTTTGCGTACTTATGCAATTGAATGTAGTCTTTATCGCCAGAAAGAATAAGAATTGGTTCACCTGTATTCAACGGTGTACCACATTCGTGTGTGATAGTACCGATGATATCATCAGCTTCTGCCGTTTCAATCTGAATAACTTTGTATGGGAAGAATGTTTTGATTTCTTCACGAATGTTGTTTAGTGCAGTAAAGATTGCATTCCAATCTAGTTCTGACTCTTCACGATTCTTCTTACGATTTGCTTTGTAGTATGGGAACATCTGACGGCGCCAGTAGTTCTTATCGTCAGCGCAAATAATAAGTTCACCGAACTCAGCGTGAAACTTCATTCTATTTGAGCGGATTGTGTTGAGTACCATATGTCTTAGCATATTTTCGTCAACTTGTGCGTTTTGATGATTACCAATCTGAGCCATCATGCTTGAAATCATCACTTGGTTTAGATCAACCAGTATCATAATTTATCTCCTATCTATAATTCAGTCTTAACTTTATCATAGATATGTAGTCATTGTCAAGTGTATTGGTCGAGATTTTCAAGGAAGTTTTCGAGTGCTTCTTTCTTGTCAGAGTCACCAAATACCTGAAAGTAGATATCTTCTGATATCTTGTGCATTGGGAATTTAATATGTTTAGTTCGTGACAATAGCCCACGTATGGCTTCGTTGCATGTAACAATGTCAGCCATAGTGCGCTCGTCCTCCATTGGATCATATCCAAACTCCATCATAGTAGTAACAATGTCCACTATGATGGTGTATGAAAAATCGTCTATGAATTGCTTAGTTTCGTCAACCTCAGCTTTAGCGGCATCGATCTCTTGCTTTTGTTGTTTTGATCGTGCCGCTGTGAAGTCTACGACTTTCTTATCTGTCATTTGAATGCCTTAAGAATCACAGTATCTTCGTTGATTCGACCATTTGCATCACTCGCCTTAGTCTTTACTTCATTGAAGTTCTTTTTGAGTCGAGTCTTAGTACCTTTCACAAAGTCAGCTAGTAGCTCTTCAGGTTTACGGATCTTCTTCTTAGAAGATGCTTTCTCGTTTATACCTTGAACAGTTGTACCTTTTACGCTGAACCCAGTGTTAGGGTTGTCAGCTACAAGATAAGTTAGCACACGTGTCTTAGTGTTGAATAGCCACAATTCTGTAGCACCGATAATGTTTGTTGGATCGATACTAGTAATCTTGTATTCAGCAGACTCTTTCATGTACTTAACTTTAGCAATCTGTTGACCAAGAGAAGGCTTCTTAACAGCACGTGGTTTACGTTGTGCTTTCTTAGAAGCGAGATACTTGTCAGCATCAGCCATAAGAGTCTCAAAGAATTTTAGAAACTCTTTGCGCTTCTTAATAGTCATGTGACTATAACCTTCGACTAGTTCTGGCGTCTTTTTCTTGACCAGTTCCTCGATTTCTTGGTGTTGCCCTTTATAGTATGTGATAACGGCTTTTGCGATTTGTGCTGGCGCATCATTAGCACGTAGCGTATCGTAAAGAGAATATGAAGTAAGATCAAACTCCCCACGACCCCAGTCGTCAATGTGACCATCTAGTTCTCCTATGAAATCGCTAGCTTTTTCATCTACTAACTCAGCAGGAGTTTTACGTCTTGGAGCTTGTGGTGCATCTTCATCTACGTCTACTTTACGCTCTAAGCCAGCGTTAATTACATCAGCAATATTTTGCCTTACCCAATGCAAACGCTTAACATCAAACTCTGCACCGTTTAGCATCATTTTACAGACACCACATACGGTCATAGATGTACGCCAAGCTTCTGCATTTTTATAAGTGTCAATCTCTGCTTTAGTGTATCCGTTTGCTTTCATCCAATCGATTACCCATTTGACACCATCTTTGCTATCGTAGAAATAGCCGTAGTGACGTAGAGTGTCACGTACGGCTGTCTCATAGCTTTCTGGTTTTACGTTAGCCCAATCTACTGTTTCAAGACCCACATGCTTCTCTTCCATGAGTCGAGCGGCGGCAGTGTTACGTGGAATACGTGTTACTGTTTTCTTTTTAGTAGCTTGTTTAGCCATGATATCTCCAAATGTTAACTATTAATGCTGTACTGTATCAGGCACTACGGGCTCTGTCAATATAGCACGTATCATTCTGTTCCAATCATTTGCTCGGAGCTCCCAGGAGTATTTGCGAGTAGCAAGTGATACCATTCGCTCTTTAGCCTGATTAATTAACTTGATACCTTCTGGGTGACGATACGCATTGATAACATTAGTCAACATACTATATAGTCTAATGGCGTGTTCATTTGGGTTTTCTGTAAAATCATACATTTCAGTCAATCCCAAAGAAGTCTCTGGTAGAGCGCCACATGAAGAGTGTACAGGTATCAACCCACCCATCATAGACTCAATCAGTACAAGACAAGATGTTTCTGCCCAAGTTGAAGGATACGCCAGTATATGTGAGCGTTTGATTTCTTCACGAATCTGCTCATTAGATACAGACTTACTATAATTGATCTTTGGATGTGCTTCTAGTGCTTCAAACAATGATTTGTACTCAGAATCACGTTCGCCCCAACCATACAAATCAAAAGAAGAGAATACATTTAGCTCTAGATTCTCATGCTCTTGCGATAGCTGATTGAATACGTGATACAGAACGTCTAGTCCACGATGAGGAGTAGAGAAATACATCAGGCGCAAAGTATCATTTGGATTTGGTTTTTCATGCTCTTCAAAAGCTTCAACAGCATTTGGAATAACAAAGCCTGCGCTATATGGTACACCAAGATACGCTTTGTACATTGCTTGTTGCCAGTTAGAAACAAAGATCAGTTTGTGATACTTTTTCCAACCACCATCTTTTAGATGCTGTACTTCTGGATCTTGAGGTAGATCATGTAGTACTAGAATCTGTTTCTTAGATTCATCAATCTCTCGCACACGAGAATGGATGATCTGCACCTGATCAAGCAAATCTTTGTCAAGTGCAGATTCAATACGGGCGGCCATTAGCTCAGTGCCGCCACGTGCGTTTTTGTTTAACTCATTTAATTCCATTAGGGGTATCTACTCCATCAAATGTTTTAACATTAGACCATAGGAAAGAACGCCAACCGTTAGCATCTACGTCCCATACAGACTGATTAGCTTTAGGTTTTTCTTCTTTTGTTTTAACTTCACCTTTTGGCTGATACTGAGAAATAGCTTCTTCTCGCAGAGTACAACGCATTCTGCGATACTCACCGTTAGTTTTAGTAAACTCTACAACAACTTCATCAGATAGTAGACGATTGATAGCTTCACTTCTTAACATAACGAATCTCCTATTTTTTCGCATTTCGTGTAGTGTAATCTGACCACGCATGTAGGCAGTGATCTGAATATGT